TTTTAGGTTTCTCTACTGATTCGGCAACCATTATGTAGCCATTACCGAAACATCTGGGGCAGATTTTTCGCTCCATTTTTTCATTCCTTTCTCTATTTTATTTATTTGTCTCATCATTTTAAAGTGCACGTAATCAGGATTCATTCCTGCTAGATTACATACATAGTGAAAGTCCCAGTTTTTATTTCTAAACCAGTTTCTTGCTTCTTGTATTTCTCTATTTGCATACACATCGTATTCTGTTTTCTTAACAGCATCAAAGGCAGCCATAGAAATTACACTCTTCCATAGCTTTCCTTCTTCTGTATTGATGTCGGTATTATCCACTGCGACAACAAACTTACTTAGTTTTGAGCTTGCCATTTAATTTCTTCGCTTTCTCATTAATTAACATATCTAGAGTTTTAGCTCTTGATACTATAGCTCCAGGCAAAATGATTCGCCTGATCTTATCTAAAGTCTGAGCGCTACTATGTGATAGTGCCACAGATTTATATTTTGTAATGTCCGTCATATTAGTATATCCTTCTGTTATTTAGTTAGGATAATATAGAACTTTCTCATAAAGGAGTCAAGTGAAATTTTTATTAACAATAACAGTTTGTTCAAGTATATATAATACGTGTATGCCGCCAGCAGAAATGCACCCTATGTACGATAGTTTTACTGATTGTGTTATGGCAGGACATGAAAACAGTTTATATGTACTAAAAGAACTTGGTCCTAGAGTAGAATCTAATCGTATTAATGCAATTTTTAATTGCAAACAAATAATTGGAACTTGACAGTTTAGAATTATTCTAAACTATTCTGGTGGTTCATCACTACAGATATAGCCAATAACTTGTTTACCTTCATACTCATGATAAACATGATTAGAAAATAGTTTACGTTTCTTTTGTTCTAATACTTTTACATTTGTGTGAAACCAAGTATCGCAAGACTCAAATATTTCAAAGCTATGTTGTTTAACATCTCCTAGTGTTGTTAAATATAACAACGTTATAATCGTAACTTTCTCAAACATTAACGCCCCTGTCCCCGATATAATTTAAATGTTCTACGTTTATGTTTATTCATTTTTTGTAAACTAGGTCTACGTCCAATTGATGTGGTATGATGAATGGGTTCGTGTACAGTTTTATTTAAAAAATCTTTTTTCTTAGCCATCGTTATCTGTTTGTTTCTTGATCCATTCTTTATCTGTCTCGTCTAATTTTAAGTATTTAATAGATCCATTAATATATTGTTTTGTTTCTTGACCACACATTGTACATTTATAAATATCAGTTACGATTGCAACTAATAAAGTATCTTCATCACAGTGAGGACATAGACCGTGTACTGTATCGATATAACCTATTCTTATCTTCTTCATTCCAACCAGGGTGTGTAAGTTACCTTACCATCGATTCTCTGGGCTCTTAAAGATTGACCCCTGTTATGATCAGTTGAATAACTACAGTGAATCCATCCGGATGTAGGTTCATTATCTTTGTAAAATTCTAAGATGAGTTGGTCATAGGTTAGCTCATTTTTGATGTAAAGAGCTAACTCTCTATTGTCTACACCAGGTATTTCAAAGTCTGCTGCGGCTGCGTTATCGTCTGCCACATGTTGGCTGTTTACACTACTACCAATTTCTACACAAAGCTGGGCACAACGGAATCCGCTGGATATAATTAGGGGTTTTTCAAAATGAGAACGTACCGGTTGTAATATATTTACCGCTAATGCTTTTAAATTTTCTATTTGAGCTGGGTTAGGGTTATTGTTTATCCCCTTCCTTTCAGCTACCTGGCTTTTGGTAAGCTCGTCAAGAGTTATGTTGGCGGTTAGTTTCATTTTTTGGGATAGTTTAGTACACCTTTTGAAATATCAGTTAGTCCTGTTTCTCTGTTTAAATATTTGTACTCAATTTTTGTTAAATTTAAATCTTCACTAATACGTCTACATATATCATGTTCATCAAACTCTCCGCAAGAGTAAATATCTAGCTGAATTAGGGCCGGAAATGGCTCATCCCAAATGTGCATAACTACATGAGATGTCTCAATTATAGCGGCTACTGTTAAACCTCTATTACCTGGAACATCAGAATACTTACAATAAGGTCCCATTAATATTTTCATGTCAATACTTTCTACAAAATTTCTCATCCATATTTCAGCGTGCTCTTCAAACTTTAAAGGTTCGCGAGATTCTGCTCTAATTATCAAATGTTTATGCACTAACAAATTTGTTTTCATTCTGCTTCCTATCGTATTTCTTTTTGTTTTTAAATATTTTTTTCTTGAAATATCTTAACTGACGGGCAGCAGGATTGCGCTTTTTATTTGGTTTTTTCATTTGTCGTTAAGACCGTACCAAATAACTACACCCAAAAGTATAATAGCAATTATAGTATTTATTGGAATGAAGGGCTCCATTAGTTGCTAACTCCCATCAACCAAAGCATTAAAAATATATAACAAATGGGTTCCATTATTGTATGTGAATTTTTTTGATTGATTTTGAACCATCAATATTTAACTCAAGTTCAGCCTCACCAGACCAGCATTGATATCTTACATTTTCATTGTACTGTCTCTCCGCCTGGCGCTTATGCTTCAAACAAGATCCCATCGACTCTTGTATACGTGCCTCTTTAATATCTCCTGATAAAAACATTAATAATCCTACCACAGACTCAATCATAATATTTTACCTTTGTTTTTACCTTCTTTAATTTTGTATCTTTGTGTGCCATTCGCACCAATCTCTACTTCTTGTTTAAGATTTTTTACATAACTCATTTGTTTTGCTTTTTTCTGCATATCAGAAATATAATTAATTACCTGTTTTATTATACGATCCGTTGCCATTATAATACATATCCCTATTTTTATCTTTTAGTTCTTCAATATCTTCTAAAACTTTATCCATTTGTTTTCTTAAAAATTCAATGTTTACTTTATTCAAAGCCATGTTCTCAATGTGTTTGTTAATCTTTTCAGTGGTAGTGTAAAGATTCTCAATCATCATGAATTGTTCAGAATCGGCGGGCAATGATCCCATTTCTCCCCGTGGCCATTTTATTCTAAACTCTGTGTTCTTTTCAAGATCAGACTCCATAAGTTCTAGTCGCGTGTCGTGCTTGTTGAGCTGCTCAACAATACCGAAGTAGGCCCATACTCCAACAGCAACACCTGTAACGATACCTAAAATTGTTTTAAGATCTGTGCTTACAGCTGTGTTTTCTTTTAACCTCATTTTGGCATTGCTCCTTCAAAGATAACTACATCTGGATTATCTTTTAAGTATTGTATCTTTAAATTATCCCAATGGCTACCTTCTGGTTTCTTATCTATAAATCTTACAACTCCTAATTTATTACACATGTTAAATAATTCTGCAAATTCTACAGGGGGAGGACTAATATTAGGTATTCTTTTACACTCTTTTATAAGTTCAAGTTGTGTCTTTAATTTATTTTTTTTCTGCATTTCTGCGATGTATTCATCATCACATACAGCACCTAGAGGCATACGAAATCTAAAACCTAGTGTTTGATTTTGAGATTCAGCACTAGATCCTGATTTATATTCGTTTTGTCGAAGTTCTGTATAAGTTTCCCAACTACCTCTTTCACAGGTATTATAATCATTTAGATATTCATTTCTTGCTTGAACATAAGTTGCAACGCAAAGAAAAAATGCAATCCATAATAAATTATCTCGTAAGGTCTTTAAGGTCATAGGTGTGATCTCTTACTGTGTCTGCTAGTTGTCTGTATAAATTTTCTGCCATTGTCCACGTTGCTTCTGCTGCGGACAATCTTTGTTTAAGGTCGTTAATATCTGCTGTGGAGCTAGTTAGTTTAGACTCCATTTTAATAATGGTTTCTTGGTTAGCTGTAATAGTGTCTGTTAAAGATAATACATATCTTACCGATGTAAATGTTCCTGCTATAATTGCTGCAACAACAGGAACAATTACAATATTCTTTTTAAACCACTCTAGTTTGCTTTTAGGTTTTTGTTTTGTCATAAACTACCTGTTGAATCTTGACAAGATCCAATCCCAGCCAGCTTTAATTTTGTCCCAAACTTTGCAACAAATATTTTTACATTTATTTATCATGTTTTTTCTCCTCAATTTCGTAAAAGAAGTTGTCAGTGTCTTGTGTTTTCCACTTACCAGTATCTTCTACATTCCACTCAGTTGTTTGTACCTTCCAATCGGGAATATTATCTTTCACTGTGAAAGAGGGTAAATCCCAAATACATCTATTGTTAGGTTGTGCTGCATAGTTCCCATCATCTAGGGCTATGATGTGAGCACACTTATGCTCATGCGGTATCTCTGAATGATCCGTGTCGAGCATATTACCATCTGGGTGAGCCCAGTCAATTGTAAATAAGTATGCTCCGTGATGCCACTTTTTATCTTTACCAATGTATTTGCCTGAAGCTGCGCTTAAGATATTCCAAGAAGTAACAGTAGGATAGTAACTAAAAGAATTCCATAGCTCCAGCTCGTCAAGTCTGCGAATTGGAACAGCATCCGGTTGAAAACCACGTTGAATAAAAGCCGAAATTGGTAGGCGATAAAAGACTGCACCGTTCTCCATAATTGCATGCCAGAGAATAGCCCGGCCGCCCATCGATGTGATACCGAAGACAATACATTCCTCAACTTCACCATGATGTTTTTTGAGATCATATAAGTATTCTCTCCTAATTTGTGCGTACATTGGTGGTATGTTTGCGTTAAGATATGCCATAGTTTATCCATTAATTTCACCCCAAGTTTTACCTTTTTCGTAATCAACCTTGTTAGGTACCTCTAGACTAACAGCATTCTCCATTACTTCAATGATTTTTTTAGCTTGTTCTGGAGATTCAACAGAAACACAGAGCTCATCATGTATTTGTATGTGCGCTACAATGCCTTCCTTATATAAATCTAACATAGCTTTCTTTGTCATGTCAGCTGCAGATCCTTGTATTAATTTATTTAATGCTTTGTATGTGTAAGCTCTTTTAATTCCTGGTCCATGTTCCCTTAGCGCTTCTTCATGAGGCAATGCTTTATGCATACCAAATTGATTGGGCTCCCATAAATGAAACCTACACAATCTACCTAGTAATGTTCTTATCTGTCCTCGTTCCTGCGCTCTGTTAGATGCAGCATTCATGATTTGTTTTACAAATGGAACTTTAGCATGATACTGATCAAATAATTCTGCAGCTTTATCTTTTGATACACCAAGCTCTGCTTGTAACTTAGCTTTACCCATACCATAAAACAAACCTAAGTTAATTGTTTTGGCCTGGGTCCTTGGTATCTCTGCCATGTCAGCTACAGTCTGGTGAAAGTCTGCAGCCGAATCATTTTCATAATTATCTATTACATCATTGACTGATGGAAATTTATAAAGCGATGCATAATGAACTACTAATCTTGGTTCTTGTTGTGAGTAATCAAAACATCCCCAGGTTCTACCTTCATCAGGTAAAAACAAAGATCTAATCATTGGTCCAAGATCCTTATTTCTTGCCGGTAGTTGTTGTAAATTAGGATTAGAATAACTAAACCTACCTGTAACTGTACCACCTTGATCTGATCTTATTTGGTTAATATCAGCATGTATTCTTCCTTTATGTTCGTATCTCAATATGGTATCTATAAATGTAGTGTGAGCTTTATTTATTTCACGAGCTCTTGCTATCATGTTAACAACAGGATGTTTGTGTTCCTGTAAAAAGTTTTTAGTAAAAGAAGGAGAATTAGTTTTAACAGTACGTTCATATGGTAAAGAAAGTTTATCAAATACTTTTGCAATACTTCTGGCAGCCCATATCTGAGGTTCTATTGTGGTTTCTTTACTTATTGCTAATAGGAGTTTCTTCTCTTCTGTTTCTAATTCTTGCTTTAGGAGAGTGGCTCTATCTGAATCTACCCGAACTCCCAAAAAGCGCATATCAACAAGACAAGGAAAAAGATCAGTCTCTAAATTAAATATAGATTCAATGTCTTGGTGTATAATTTCTTTTTTAAATATTTGCCAAAGTTCTAAAGTTAATTCAGCATCTTTCTCTGCATAAGAACCTACATACATTGCAGGTAGTTTCCACATTTCAGATTTAGGGTCTAGTCCTCTAGACTTTGCTTCTTCGTTTAATGCAACTTCGTTCTTACCATGTCCAAGATAGTCCCAAGATAAACTATTTAAATCATATCTAAATCTATTCTCATCGATAAGAGATGCAGCTATCATTGTATCTACGATTAAACCATTTATTTTTAAACCCATCTGTCTAATCCAACACACGTCATACATTGCGTTATGAAATATTTTAATAGCATCAGAAGCTAAAACATCTTTAAACCATTCAATAGTTTTTTTTCTATCCATGTTTGGCCCTGATCCATGAGCAATAGGGAAATAATATTTACGTCCTGGTACAGCCACAGCAATACCAACAACTTCACCATTACCAATAACAGAACCAGATCCCATTGTTTTTAAATCAGGATCTCTAGTTTCTAAGTCAATTGCTATTTCATCATATGGACGTAGATCTGGATATTCTTCCGGCTCTATCCATTCAGTCTGTGCTGTAAATAAAGGTACCTTCATTTCTTTTTCATATCTTTCATTTTTTTAATTTCTAATTCACAATAATGTATAATCTTTTCTAAGTCTTCTATACCATTTTTTGTAAGATATCTACAAACATATTTCACAACGTTCCCCTGGAAGAACGAGAGATTATTTTTTGAAATAAATTCATACGGCTGAATGTAAAAAGATTTATAATGCTTGCCACCTATCTGCTTATCTTGCGGTGCTATATCTTTGAATATACTATTGTCTGTCATATTTGATAACCCTTTCTTTCTATTTTTGATTTTAATAAATATAAATTTTGTGCTGCTCTTGTGTACGCAACATAAAATACTCTATGCTCTTCATCTCTTTTTGCTTGACTTCTTTGCAAAGCTTTTCTAATCTTATGCGCTAAATCTAAAGCAACAATTACATTTTCTTCTTCACCACCTTTAATAGAATGTATCGTAGATAAAAAGACTCTAGGTTTATCACTTAATTTTTCACCGTTAGATAATAAATTTCTTATATTTAATTTATCTTCGTACTTAGCAGCAACAAAAGAATCAAACCAAGGTATGTCTTTATCTAACTGTTCTTCACCAGTGTATTCTTTTATTTCTTTCATTTGATGTTCTTCTAATGGTTCCCCTTTACACCAACGTTGATATAATAAAATAGTTCTGTATAATTTTTCGCTAAAACTTTTTTCTTTTTTAGTAGCACAATAAATTCCACGTCTTTTTAATTCATCCATTATATTTCTTAATCTTGATCCTGTTCTTGCAAGAATCAACCACTTACCTTGTTTTATATTAATTTGTGATAAATCACTAATTTTTTCTACTTTACTATCAACTTCTCTTGCCTTATAATTTTTGGCTACTTTTTTCCCTTGTATTCTGTCTATGATTTGTAATGCATAGGTTTGTACGTTCTTTGGAATACGTCTTGATTTATTTAGTATTATTTCTTTATCTGCTTTAACATCTATAAAACTATCTACATCAGCTCCCGCCCAACTAAAGATTGCTTGGTCATCATCACCCGCTAAATAAATATGTTTTGATTTTTGTTTTAAAACTTCAAACATTTTCCATTGTAGCTTTGATAAGTCTTGAGCTTCGTCAATAAAGACGGTG